ACGGTTTAGGTGGAAGTAAAAAATCAGTAATATCACCAACTAAGCAAATGGGTACTGACGCAGGCGAAACGGCAGCATTCGAAGAAAGCAAACGATTAGAGTTAGCGGCAGACGAGAAAATGGAGCGAGCTAAGGGTAACAAAAAGAAACAAGCTGAAATAATAGCTAAGACTAATAAAAAAATGGACAAAAAAGTTCCTGCCGCTAAGAAAAAAGCAGAAAAAGAAGGATATACAGCGTTTGGTGAAAGCAAAAAAATACCCGCAAAAAAAGCTCCTGGTTTCAAAAAACAATAAAAGCAAAACAATGGCATTCAAACTAAAATCACACGGAGAAGTATTCGGTATTCACGAGAAGACCTCTAAGTTTGGTACTCCTGTCATTATAAAAGATGACCTTGAAAGTGGGGTTGAGGCTGAAGCCAATCGTGATGGCACTATTTTTGTTAACTCTAAACTGTCTGACAAAAAAATAGAAAAAGCTGTTGCTCACGAAAAAGTTCATTTAGATCAAATGGCTTCAGGTAGATTGCAATACTCTGAAGACTCTGTAACTTGGAAAAGGGATACAAGATCACCTGCTAGAGTTTACAAGAGAGCTACTATGAATGAAGGGCATCCTGATTTCGAATGGGAGAATGAAGCATATAAACAATCATAATTATGGCAATTACATTTAGGGGTCAAGCCTCAAAACTTAAAAAGTCTGCAGCTAGTAATAACCGCAATGGATTTCAAGAAGTATCAGCCCCTGGGCCGAGAAGAGGAACTGGAGGTTTCGAAAATAGCCCTGCTAAAAAAAGTTGTTCACCTATAACTCAGAGATCAAAGTCTCCTTTAAAAATGAATGAAGCGCTAGTTGCTGGAGCTGGGCAAACAGGTAAAAGATTTGTTGATGCCGGTGCTGAAGTAGGTAGAGCTTTCGAACAAAAGCAAGAACCTGCTGCTGCAAATCTTGGACACCAAGACCTTACGAGCAAAAATAAAAGCGCAAATAATAAAGAGGGTAATCAAAATAAACGCAAAGAAGTGAAAGGCGTTGATGCTGGACAGTTTGCTAAAGGGGTCATTATCCCATCAACTTCAGAAATGGATCTCACGCTAGCTCCAACAACACTTACAAAAAACTAAACCATGTCAAAAAACACACCAATTACAGCAAGAGTAAGCACAGGCTTATTTAACAAAAAGAAAGGAGTAACAGAACCTTTACTAAACGTAGGGAAAGCCGGCGTACACGGCAATAATCAAACTAGAGATATTCCATCGCCGAGTAAAATAAAGGGATATGCAATGAAAAGCTCACCGTTCAAACAGAAAATGGTTGACGGCAAGCCTGTTGAAGCCAAGATTAAAAGTGCTGGTCAGAGAATAATAGAGGAAACTCCAGGAAAACCAGGTTCAGATAATTACGATAAAGCAGTCGCTGCTGAAGGTACTAAAATTGTTGACCCCGCGTTAATTACCCCAGAGATGACAGCAAGAGCTAATAAGAAAAGAGCCGACGCAAAAGCAGCCGACGTACTAGCAGCTAAACCTGTCAAAAAAGAAAAAATTATTCCGGGTAAAGATATTGATCTTAAAGATTTTGAGGTTGAAGGCAAAAGAGGTATGGTTGAAAGCTGGGAAGCTGGATCTCAAGGTAGACGAATGAAAAAACTGAGTGATGATATTTCAGACTCACAGAGAAATGTTGATAGATACAAAAGTCGACTTAAAGGATACGCTAAGCAAGATAAAAAAGGCAACTGGGTTAAAACAGATCCAAAGGTGTCTGACAGAAAGTTTAATAGAAACCTTAGAAAATTTCAAGAATCATCAAGAAACGTAAAAGGGTCTCAAGATCAGTATGATGTTTATTCCAAAGGAGTTTCACGAGGAGCTAGCGGATATCGAGGGGGTACATTTAATGTAACAGAACAAGCTACGAAGAAATCACTAGGAAACGTAAATCAGCAAATAGAATTTGAAAAGAAGCAGTTAAAGCCTGAAAAGGCTGTAACAAAGACAAATCCAAACCCAATCGCAAATAAAAAGAGTAACAATTTCTTTAAAAAGACTACTCCTTTAAAAATGAAATACTTTAAATAATGGCGTACAAACAGGAACCTAAATCCCCAATACTAAAAAGATGTTGGGAAGGGTACTCTCCGGTGCCTGGCAAAAAGAAGGAGGAAAAAGGAAGTTGCGCAAAGTCACCTGCTAAAAAGACAGCAGCTTGGACACGTAAGGAAGGTAAATCAGAAACTGGTGGCTTGAATCAAAAAGGTGTTGATGCTTATAAAAGAGACAACCCTGGATCTAAACTACAAACAGCAGTTACAACAAAACCATCTAAACTTAAAAAAGGTAGTAAAGCCGCTAAGCGTAGAAAATCGTTTTGCGCAAGAATGAGCGGGATGCCAGGGCCTATGAAAAAACCTAACGGAGAGCCAACAAGAAAGAAGTTAGCTTTAGACAAATGGAATTGCTAATGGCATCAAAAGGGTTAGGAGATACAATAGAAAAAATTACAAAAGCAACAGGAATTAAAACAATAGTAGATAAACTTCCTGGCGATTGCGGGTGTAACAAAAGAAAAGAAGCGTTAAACAAAGCGTTTCCGTATAAACAAAAACAGTAACAATTAAATTAAATTAAATCATTATGGGTGAAGTAAAAACAATTGAGGTAGAAGCGAACGAAGTAAAGTCAATTTCAAAAGAACAATTAAAAGGCTTGCAAGAGGCTGTTAGCAAACAGAATCAAATTCAAATGCAAATTGGTGGACTTGAGGGCCATAAAGCCGAGCTGATAGTTCAGTTGCAGAGCGTAGTGAAAGATCTTTCCTCGCTACAAGCTGATCTTGAAAAAGAATTCGGATCTGTTAATATTGACCTACAAACAGGAATTATTTCAGATGCATCTAATTCGTAAGATAAGCATCGGTAAAGACTATAAGAATGACGCTATGCACTACGCTGTTGGACAGGAAGTGTATGGCGGTCATACTATAGCCCATATATTGGAAGAAGAAGAAAAGTACTCTATACATATAACAAAAGGCGATACAATAATGCCTTGGAAAGACTTTAACAAAAACATGTCCATTTCTGTGGAGTACGATTTAAACTATTAAAATGCAAAGCGTTTTTAATTATCTAGTAAAACCAAAAGGCGATAGAACCGTTGGGTTTAAAAAAATAGAAGGGCAAACATTATTACTCAACACAGATCTACAGAATCACAGTTATACGAATAGAGTAGGGACAATACTTAATTTACCTCTAGTTGGTAATGAAGAATTAAAAGAAGGAGATGACGTAATTGTGCATCATAATGTTTTTAGAAGGTTTAGAGACGTTAGAGGTAATGAGAAAGACAGTAAAAATTATTTAGCTGAAGATGTTTATACTGTACAAGCTGATCAAATATACGCTTTTAAAAGAGACGACGAATGGAGAGCCTTAAAAGGGTTTTGTTTTATTAAACCCATAAAAGAAGACAAGATGTTTTCTGCAGCATTTGAGAAGCCATTAATAGGTATTGTAAAACTAGGTAATGACGAAATAAAAACCGAGTCATTAGTAGGTTTTAAGCCGAACTCAGAATATGAGTTTGTAATAGAAGGGCAGAGGTTATACCGAGTACCCGCCAATTCAATCACAATTAAATATGAATACAAAGGAAACGAAGAGGAATATAATCCTAGCTGGGCAAAAGGCAGTTGAGGAGTTAATAAAAGTAGCTAAAGAGCCTATTGTAGATTCAGACGACGACCTAACTGCGGATAAACTTAAAAATGCCGCAGCCACAAAAAAACTAGCTATATTTGACGCTTTTGAAATACTAACACGTATAGAGGAGGAAGAAAGAGTGTTGGAGAACAAACCTAAGAAAGAGCTTGAAACAATAGAGTTCAAAGGCTTTGCTGAAAACAGATCTAAGTAATGTACGAGCAGAATCTATATAAGGTAGTAACCCCTGTAAAACTTACAACTATTTCTAGACTTAATAAAAGTAAGAAGTGGGGGTATGGATACAACAAAGAGCACAACATTGTAGTAATAAGCAAAACTGGTCAAATAGGTGAAATATACGAAATACAAAACCTTAGGATAGCTTTGCCGAAGTCACCAGGGAAGTTAGATAAGACAACAGACAGATGGACTGTCGAGGAGTACCCTAGAGAATTAAATGCTATAAAGAGTATATTTGATTGGAGGGATTATCCTGAAGATTTTAAAACTAAATGGGGACCATATATAGATGAGCAATTTAATAAAAGAGAAAACGGACACTGGTTTAATAATAAGGGCGTGGATACTTACATTACTGGTACTCACTTTATGTACCTGCAGTGGTCCAAGATTGATGTTGGGAAGCCAGAATTTAGGGAATCAAACAGATTATTCTACATATTCTGGGAAGCTTGTAAAGCAGACAGAAGAAGTTATGGTATGTGCTATCTCAAGAACAGACGTTCAGGGTTTTCATTCATGGCATCTGGGGAGACCGTTAATATGGCAACAATATCGTCCGACGCGCGTTTTGGGATTTTGTCCAAATCTGGCGCCGATGCAAAGAAAATGTTCACAGATAAGGTTGTACCCATTTCTGTTAACCTGCCGTTCTTCTTTAAACCCGTACAAGACGGTATGGACAGACCGAAGACAGAACT